AGACTGCACGATCTTGACACCACTTTTCTGTAGTATCAACTAACCACTTATCGTCAATCTGTTCTGTATCAAATATGCTAGGCATAATCTCCACAGCATGACGATACTGTTCGTCATTAAATTTATCTGATTGATCTAACTCAATCTTAAATGATTCTTGAGTTGGCAGTTTATTATACTTCGCAACATACTTAGCAATCTCTTTAAATAGTTGCTGATAAACGCCTTCAAAATAATCTGGTTGCACAAACGGCATTACCTTGCGTGTATACTTCTCGTTAGTGAGAAGATTACGCAAGATAGTTTGTTCAATGTTAATATTATTCACGTTCGGATAGTTCCTTTATACGTTTATATGCGTTCTGTAATTGTTCTTGTAAATCTCTTACATTCTTTTTTAATAAATTAATTTCTGTTATCATTTGACCAGCGTTGTTCATAGGAACCTCCCAATATTCTTTTTGCTCTTTAGTGTGAGCCATTGCGTCAATATCATCTTTACTTATCATAATTTATTCTACCACAGTTTTCATAGAAAGTAAACCATTATTGATTGTGTCCTCTACTCGTAGATAATATTTGGATAGAAGTTTCATCTGACCATCCATCATCTACCATTGCTGGTCCATGACCAGTTCCATCAGGTGCCGCAGGCTCTTCCTCGTCTAACTTTACTTCTATTGGTTTAGTATCTTCCATGTTTTCATTTAAAGTTGACATCAATATACTATGTAAGATATGACTAGCTGTTTTGTCTAATCCAGGATCACCAGCCTTTACCCATTCAATAGGTGTGTATTCTAGATTATAATCAAACTTAAGTTCCATTGTTTGTTCGTTTATCTTAATGCTGGTGTAGCTAATATGACAACTCGAATAATCGCCTGTAAGTATTTCAATATGCCAGTAATCATCCTTTTCAGGAATCAACTTATAGTTTCTATTCTCTACCCACTCTTCAGTTATTTTCGTTTTGACCATAGATCAATGTCCCGCTTGCTAAATTAGTTTTTATTAAATCTTCCAGTATGATTCCAGCGTAGTCTTTAAATTCTGGATCTTCTGCACTTAAATTACTTATAGGAGTTTGACGGATAGCTAGCGTAAATGCTAACTTATTATTTACACCATCAAACTTTACGTTACCAAAGGCACATATCGTACCTTTGTATTTTCCTTCGCGAAACTCAACTTCCCAAGCTTGTGAATTGTCAACGCCGTCCATCTTATGTAGGACGTAATGAATACCTTCACTTACTTTATCTAAGTTAATCATTTCGCTAAGCTCTTACGTAATTCAGATCCTTCAAAGTTATTCATGCTTGCATACTTTTTTAGTACTTCGTTTTCAGGATCTAAACGCTTTAACTCACGAGCAAGTTGGTCAATCATTTCGTAATCCATTTTTGTTTTAATATGCTTACCCATTATTCTGCCTCAACAATAGTATCTGGATCTACCAGTGCTTTATGACCAATTGAATATTGCTTCTTAATAAACTCGCTGAAGGCTGTTGTTTCAAAGATAGGATCCCAAAACTCTTTTTCTAGAGTTTGATCATATCGTACCTTGCCAAACTCTTGACCATCAGGTCCATTAGCTTGTTGATACCAACCAGCCGAAGGTTTAGTAACATATCCACCAGCAAGAGCTACGTCAAGAAGCCCGCTGTAACTTTGAACTCCACCTTCCCAAGATACGGAGATAGGAATCTTTGATTTTTCTTTTACATAACGAGACTTATCGACATTAATTACAAAGTCATAGCCTGTAATCTCTGTACCTTTTTTATTTTGCCTACGTCCAATGATCCAAATGTTATCAGCTGAGTAGTAGATACCTGTTCCACCACCTACGATATCTTTTGGAAATAATCCTATTTCTTTATAAGTATGATTAACTGCTATTAAAGGAATATCCTTCATAGTTAAGTAAGGTGTTACCATACGGAACAAACCTTTGAGTGCTTTTGCTCTTGACATATCGGCCACAGACTTTTCATTCAATGCATCCTCAAGTTCTTTCTTCGATGCAAGGTTACCAATACTATCAATAACAATAACAACTCGATCATTACGATCAAGTTCTTCGAGTTGACCAACAAGATCAAACTTTAGTTCTTCTACATTTGCAATAGGTGTATGCAATACACGCTGTACATCAATATCAAATTGTTCAAAGTAAGATTGTGGTGAACCAAACTCAGAATCATAAAATAGCATGACTGCGTCAGGATACTTTTTCATGTATGCGCTAGCCATGAGTAAACCAAAAGAAGTCTTAAAGTGTTTTGACGGACCAGCCAATACTGTAAGGCCTGGAGTTAACCCACCGTCAACTGAACCAGATAAAGCAACGTTTACCATTGGTACATCTGTTGGAACCATATCTTTTTCAGTAAAGAACTTTGATTCGCCAAGAACTTCGGTAGACTTAATCTTCGAGTTCTTTTTTAATTTATCCATAATTGACATTTTGTTCTCTTTCTCTATCGTCTAGTTCGTACTGTTTACGATACTCATTGTTTATTCTAATACATTTTTCAATAATTGTAAACCCCTTATCGAAATTTACTAGAGCTGCAGTGTCCTTTGGAAAGCATGCGCCACCGTATCCTTGCTTTAAATCTGGTCCAGGAACTTTAGTATGCGAATGTCCAATACGTGAATCAGTACCAATGGCTTTAACGACCTTATTAAATGTTTGTCCTTGACGAGCAATTGAATCATATAACTGATTGAAGAATGTAACCTTTAATGCTAAGAAAGAATTTATGCCATACTTTACAAAGCTAGCTTCTTTAGGAGTCATCTTATATACAGGACATGGTGTACATAGGCTATACTCATCATAAATCTTTTCTAAGAAATTAGTGTTTACTTCGTTTCCACCAAAGACATGAAACTCTGGACGAATAAAATCTTCGTTAGCAGCTTTTTCTGTAAGAAACTCTGGATTGTAAATGAGATTATATTTTTCAAACTTATCAAAGAAAGTAGGAACAACTGTTGATTTAATTACAATAGGAATATCAGGACCAAGCGCAAGAACAACTTCAGATAAAATTGTATCGTCAATAGATCCATCTTCACCAAACGGCGTAGGCACACAAACAAATGCAACACTGTACTTTGTAATATCAAGTTCGTGTACACTATTTCCATACTTTGGATCTACAATATACTTTTGTAACTTAGGATGATTAAATCCATAGTCTACAGCTTTACCAACAAACCCATGACCTACAATTATCATCTTCATATTACGCCCCTTCATTTTCAGCCACCCTCCTACGTAAATCACTACTACTAAATCTATGTTCACGCTTATTAAAATATAAACGAATACCTTTACGACGACATACTTCTTTGCCTGTAAAATCTTTGTTCTTGTATTCTTCACCCATGATTTTTACATTTATGTCAAACATTTCTAATATGTCAATCACGTCATTTTCACCTTGATAACAAACTATCTCATCAACGTATTTTACACCTGCCAATTGAACATAACGTTCTACCAATGTTTGTACAGGTGCATTCTTATCATCTCTATCAAGAGAAGGATCTACTTGTAAACCACATATAAGATAATCACAAATAGTCTTAGCTTCACGTAACATTGCTACATGACCAGCGTGTAATAAATCAAACGTAGATAATGTTAAGCCAATTGTTTTAGTAGATTCCATGTTTCTTCCCATGTTTTAACTTGATGTACGCCTTGTCCAGCTGAGGCAAGAGCCCAAGATAGTTTGTAGTCATTACCACCCGGTTCCATCTTATCTCCAAAGAATTCAATACGATCATTTTCTAAATCAAAGTCACGTGTTATTTGTGACTTGTCACAGCCAGGTAATGTAATATCGATTCCTGTATCACCTGCAACTTCAAATAATATATGTGGGTATCTTTCTTGCATTGCAGAAGCAATCTTTACACGTTCATTTTGATGTTCATCCCATTCTTTGTACATAGCTCTTTCTTCAAGTGTATTGTTTCTTCCTAGGATACTAAAGTTTACAAGACCAGGACGTTGATCAAAATGCATACCAGTTTTGCAGGGGAACTTTGATTTGAGTATATAATCTCTTAG